AATATAGGATCAAATACTTTTTCACCAATTGGTAATGACAAATTTTTAGCAAAAACTAATTTTCTATTTTGTCTTGTTGGTCGCTCGCATGTTAATACATTATTAACAACTGTTCCTGGTGTTTTAAATAATTCTAATCTAAAAAAACTTTTTACTGATTGTGGTAGTAAATGTTCATTATCTTGATTTGAAATTCCAACTACTTGGTAATCTTGTGTATATGTTCCGCCAGTACCAATAAAATAAAAATAAAACCATATGTCTGTTTGAGAAACATTATTTGCCACATATGGGGCATGAATGTATCTAACAGTTTCATAGTTGTCAATTGGATTTATAACATCTTTAAGAACTTCTTCTTCAAATTGCATTAAATTACCTTCCCAACCCAAATCGATTTGGAAATCTTGTTCAGTGTTAATAACTAAACTTTGATCTGTGTTTTGTCTTCTTATAATCATTTAACAATCACTTGGGTTATTTTTTGCATTAACATTGAAGTCTGTTAATCCATTTTGTTTATTCGTATAATATCTTTCGTTTCTCAAATAAAAATTTATATCTGCTCTCACATAATGACTACCATTTACAAATGGGAAATTTGTTCCGTAACCATCTGGATCAATATATCCGTCGTCATATACATCTCTCCATCTCCAAACTTTATCCGTTGTATCATATTTTGCATTATCAGGCATATTAAAAATAACATCAGTATTCCATGGATTATCCGACTTTGATGTCTCTACGTATGGTGATAATTCTTTTAATTTAATTCTGTGGTATGGTTGGTAATAAAGACCAAAAGGATTTGCAGCAGTTGCTCCGCTAAAACCGGTTGTGTTACCAGTTTGTCCGTAATAAAAAATTGGCGCAGGATTTGTTATTTTATGGAAAGCATCACTAATAATTCTTTCATTCATTTCTTTTGGGTTGTATTCAACAAAAGATCCTACTAAGCCTGTGGTACCAAGTGGTAGTGTATTTCCACTAATAAAATTTATTCCTGATACTGTATCAGTATATGTTGTTCCAGATAATTTAGTTTCCGACGTTCCAGTAAAAATATTATCAATCCATGTGTCGTGAAAGTTAAATTTAAACCCGATTTTTGGTGGGTAATTAAAATACCCCGCACCATTTCTAAAAATTGTTGCTAAATAAACTTCCGTAGGTGTGTATCCTAAATTATTCGTAAATCCAGTTAAACGTAGTGGTGTTTTAAAATCAAATAAAACAGATTCCATTCTGTTTCTCTCAACTAAAACATCATTTTCATATGCTGCGTTTTGATATAATAATTTTTTTTCATCTTCAAAGATTGGAGTTTCAAATCCAATTGTATCCATAATAAAATCATCAACAGTTGTTAATGTTTTTAAACGATGTACATAGTATTGTGATGTTGATCCACTTGTATTTTTAATATCAATACATCTTTTACCAAGCATTATTGTGTTAAATGTAACTCCTGTTGGTATTTGTGCAAGCGCAATATTGATTACGTATTTTGAACTATCAAAAACTGCATTACCAGTTGCATTAATATAAAAAGGATTTGTAATGCCAGAAAAAAATATGTATTCACCTTGGTTCATTCCATGTTCGACAGGAGATGTTAATTCAAGATATGTAGATCCGGTCGCTGATATTCTAAATGGTATTCCGTCGCACGATTTAAATGATTGCATAGTACCACCACTCAAAGTATATGCCATAGGATAATTAGTGTCACCGCTGTAAGCATATGTTAAGTATAAATTCCAATTATGATATGGAGCTTCAATAGGTGTTATTGTTTGATATCTAGTGTCACCTGTTGTAATAGTGGTTGGTGCATAGTTACCTGCCGAATTTGCAAAACTTGTTATTTGTCTTACAACATCTCTTCTCAAAAAAGCAAATTCATCATATGGTAAATAACCCTCAAAAAATCCAGTACTACCATCACCAACCAAATATAATTTTTCTTCTAAATATGGGAATGATGTTGCACCACTATACATGTTACGAAAGATCATTTTTATTTTACCAAAAATGTTATAATTAATACTTTCAGATCTTTCTTTGTTAAATAATTCATTAACATTTAATACAATGTCTCTATCACCAAGACGCATTAAGTTTTGTGATGATTCTAATTCTAATTTAAAATCAACGTCTTTGGCTTTTGCTTTTGCATATTCCTTACTAGGTAATAATATTTGTTTATTGTTTTCCATTATTCAGCTGATGGGAATGCCCCTTTTGGACCAAATAGGTCAATAAATTTATCGAGTCCGGTTTTTCCGGCTGTCAATCCAAAATAGAATTGGAACGGTGTTGAAAGTATTTGTTTTGTTGTACCAGAGTAATAATCAACACGTCTTGGTAGAATAACATCAAAATTTGTATCCCAATTAATTGTTTGCCAATTACCTGCCGAACCATATCTAATATATAATACACCAGACGCATTTGTGTCTCCACTGTGGGCACCTAACGCTTTGACGCCATTTACAGTACCTCCGGTAACCCATAGATATGTGTAACCCGGATATTCTCCATCGCTATCGCTTGTTTTATTTGCGTTAGAAATAGTTTCAAATTCAACTTGATCTGTTAGATCTAAATTAGCTATTGTTAAACCGGTATTAGTATTTGTTATTGGTAGTAAAGCATATGGATCACTATCGTTATTTGTTCCGCCGGTTATATTGTAACCATATGTCATACCTTGTAAATAATCAACATATATTGATGAATAATCCCATGCTTGATTATTTTTATTTGCTGCCGATCCAAATCCGGTTCCTTTTTTATCCCATAAATAAAATGGTACTCTTTGTGACGATTCTGTTAATCTTCCTTCAACTAAATTACCATGATAATCTTTATGTGTTCCTTCATTTAAACAAGTTCTGATTCTATACCCATCTTCGCTTAATTCTAGTGTTAATGGTAATGGGCCGTAATCATTTCCAACTTTGAAGAAATTTGGATATTCCTCAGGGTCTAATACATTGTATTGATATCCTACATATTTTGGATTTTCTAAATCAAACGGTTCAATTCCAGCTTCATTGTTTGATGATACTAATTGTAAGATATCACCATCTAGAACTTGACTAACAAAGAAAGAATCATTTTCAAAAAACATTCCTAAATTACTATTAGATCCAGCAACATCCATTCTGTAATTAATTGCTAATCCTAAAATTTCACCAAGATCATGATAAGATGTTTGACCAACTGATCTAGCAACAGAGCAATTGGGGTCTAGACTTGGGTCGACACAAATTTCTTTAATAAACTCGTCACGAGGGCCTAAATCAACAAATGTTGTTGGTCTGTTTATTACACCATTAACGAATGAGGTACCATTAAATGCTGATGATCTATAATATAATCTACCTTGTCCAACAACTAACCTAGCAATATTTCTACAATATCTAGCAACTCCTTCGTTTAATTCTCTTATAGCAGTACCCAATCTTTTTATTTTAAATTGTGGAAAATATAATGAACCTGAAAGCCAATTATCAACAAATCCATAATTAACAATTCCGCCGCAGAACATTTTACCTATTCTTTTTCTTACATAATACTCGTTTAATATGCTATTAAGCCTTCCAGTTGATTGAGTTCCTGGAACAACATAAAAAACACCATTTCTAAATTCACTAACTGGATTTCCGTTCGGTAAACCCCAGTAATATTGGCTACAATTTATTTGTCTAACGTCAGACATTTCATTGAAATTGGTATTTCTTTTACTACCATAGATTGCTGTTGCTAAAACCTTGTCAGTTGGTGATAGTGTTTTTACATATCTTCTGAACGGTTGTCCTGGTTGTGTAACCACGGTTTGATAAACATTCACCGATCCACAAGCTGTTGGTGTAGTTACTCCGGTTGTTGCTTCAACATAATATCCATGAATGATGCTATCATCATAAACTTTATCATAAAAATCACATCCATTACTAACAGTACCACCATATGTTGACGTTCTAGTTGAGTGGGCATCAACTATTGTAACAGTATAAGTAACATCTGGGTCAGTAAAAAATCCATTTGGATCGCCATAAACATATGAATCTGGTATTGATGGATTTGGTCTAATCGTATTTAAACTAGACGCTGATAATGAATATGGTCTATTATTCATATAAACGGCGTAATTATCTTGATTGGCAAATAAATCATCTAAGCTGGAAACACTTTTAGCCGTACCTCCACAATTTGTATCATTAACTGAGTTGAAATTAAATATTTCTAATACTCGTATTGTACTTCCGGTAACTTGGAATGTTGCAACAACACAAATTAAATCAGATGTATTTGCATTACCAGCCACTTGATCTTCACTAGAACATTCGTTACATTCTGGGTACGTAATTAAACTTAATTTTGTTGTATTTTGTATTTGTATTCTACTAAGAAAATTTTGTAAATTATGTCCAGCGTCTTCGGTCACCCAATGGTCTTCTAAGAAATCAGCAACGCTACCTAATGCAAAAATTGTAACATTAAGAAACATTAATGTTAGCCATTTAAAAGCAAAATCAAATACTAGAAGTATATCAGCAATTAATAATGTAAATGTGTAATTCTTTTTACCAAAATTTGTTGGTGGCGTTAATTTATCACCACAATCTTCTTCTGCTGGCGGATGTGCTTCATTAATATTTGCAAAATATGTGTTAGCCGGCATCAATGATGCTAATGCAGCTCCACCAATTCCACCAAGCGCAACTCCCGCAGCAACTAACGCCGCCTTACCTAGCATATCCGTACCTATAAAGTGACTGTGAAAAGATGAAACGGTATATACTTTATTGTAATTAAATCTATAAAAATAATCTTCTGGATAGTACCCGTAACTATTTGGATCGTTTTTGAAATTAGTCATCAAACTAATTGCGTTTGTTGGATAACCACTCCATTCGGTGTCAAAAGCATATGATCTATCATCAATAACCCAATCATTATTTTGATTGGTGGTTCCAAATTCTCTAATGTTTGGTATTAAAAAGTCCGCATTAGCCCTAACTCTATCTAAGCCGCTATCATTCATGTTCATTCTTAATCTATAACACGCAGATGTTGGAACTCCTTTGTTTGAGTCACTGGTTATCTCATTCTCACCAAATTCATTAGTGAATAAATAATCCATATTCATCTCTAATGGAACAACAAATGCACCATCATCTGGCACATCTTCCATTATATCGAGATATTCGATTATGGGCCTGTTGTTGGAATCTTTTTTAGGTGTATATCTTAACGCTTCTATGTTAGCAGATTTGGCCGCTAAGTCGCATTTTCTTCCCATTTTTTTATTTGGGGTACAGTTTTTATTAATTGAATTTTTACCGGTATCGGTAAATGCACCTCCAATTAAAAATGCTTTTGGTTGTATTTTAACGCCAACAGTAGATAAATCAAAATCTGTTCTTGTTATTGCAACATCACAAAAATCTTCGTTACCCCAGAATGGATAAACATCAATTGATTTATCAAACGATACGATTTGTGGTAGATCAACTAAATCAGCTGACGATTTAAATTTGTATTTGTTTTTGAAATTATCAACTCCCTTACCTTGTCTAATGAAATCATAAGGTCTTAATGAAAAACAACCAATATCAGATAAATCAACATCTACGTGTAATGTTTGTGTTCCTAATGGAACTCCCCAAATCATAAAGTCACCAGATGAGTTTGTTTTAACTGTGTATGAGTAATATGTTTCGAATACCTCTAAAACTTCCTCCCTGGTTAATATATCTTGTTGATCAAAAAAGGTACCGGTTGGGGTATGTCCTCCGTGTTGTTGTCTGGATGGTAATAAATTATAACGATAACCATCTTCATTTTTATCATTAACTTGTGTATAGGGATATAAAGCAGATATTACGGGATCATCTACGTGTTTGTCTTTTAATGGCACGAAGATTGAAACTCTGGCATTTGGAACACCTAAACCGTTATTTACGGAAATTCTACCACAAACTACTCCATAGTCGGCACAAAATGATGTGTATGCCTGTGTTTGACTAAATTTAAGAGACAAAATTTCCATTAAATCAAAATCTTGATTTAATTCAACGGTAATCTTTTTGTCCTTACCTACCTCAGTATTAATTCTGCGAATTCTGTGCTGTTGTGCCATTCTTATTATAAATAGAAAAAACCCAATTTTCTTCTACTATAATAAGCAAAAAAGATTTTAATATGTAGTCGTTGTCAATGTTTTAAACCTAACTCTAATGTCCGTATTTGGGAATCTGATTTGGAATATTTGATTAGACTTCATAAAAATTGTTGAGTCTATTTGCTGTATTTCTTTCGTTACTGAGTTAGCATAAGCTTGTGAAACTTCCGATGATGAATATTGACCACCTATTTGATTATAAACTTTGATCTCCGTAACATTTACAACGCCGCTAATTTGTCCAACATTTCTCATTAAATCACCAACAAATAAAGGGTCTCCCATTTTTCTTTTTGTAATGTCAAAATAGGTTGTTACGCCACTAATAATAGCACGCATTATATCAGTTGAATTTTCATTTTTATCAATTGTAACACTAATATCTAATGACATATCAACAACTTCACCAGATAAAATGTCGATGTAGTCGTTAATCATTCTATAATCTGAAAGATATTCTAAGATATTGCTTTTCAAAGTGTTAGACACCGTGTCACTTAAATTACCACTAGCGTCGTAAGATAATAATTTTATTTTTATTTTATTGTCTTCCTCCATCACACTAACTTTTGCTGCGGCACCAAATTCGGCCGGCATATTTTCTATAACGGATTTATAGTCATTTAATGTAACCGCTCTGTCTTGTGCTGCAAAGTTATATGCAATCATGTTTCTTAATTCTTCGATTGTTGGTTGATCAGAACCACCAACTGCCGGTGTTACATTTGTTACAGATAAGGAATTAACAACTTGTGTGTTGTAGTCATTTCTAGGACCGTTAACATTAAATTCAACATTATCTATGCCGGTAATAACATTAACCCCTAGGTTTGTGTCTTTACCGCCACCAACACGATATTTGATGAATAATGTGGTGTTTGATTTAGGAATTGCACCTAATGATGTGTTATTTAAAAATGAAGCCAAATTAACACGTAATTGATTTGTCATGTAATTGTCTAAATTATCCAATGGATTGACGTTACCTGAGCCAAAAGTTAATGAAAAATAACCTTGTGGTGTATATTCTGTGACAAATTTATTATCAACGTTAATGTATGTTCCTGATTTAAAATTTTCTCTGTCCGAAGAACCTGTTGGGTCTGGCACAAATACTCTATCTTGAATCATTGTTTTAACTTCATACCATTTATTTGTTGCCACGCTAAATTCTGCGGATGTTGGGTTGCTACCGAATGTGGTTCCTTCTTTATGAATAACTGAGCTAATACCTAGAACGTTTTGTTCTGGAAGATAAATTTTAAAGAAAGGTTTTTGATCTAAGTCTGTAATTGTCTTTCTATAAATTTTTGTTGTTCCGTTAATAACAGCCTCTCTTTTTGTTATTGTATAAGATTGTGGAGTTCCATTAGCATCAAAATTAGGTATTTTAAGTCTATTAGGTTCTCCTTTACTATTGAACGGGTCTGAAAAATCAATGTCTTCTATTGTTTCAAATGTTTGTCCTCCGCCGGAAACTTGTGCACCTGATTTTAAAATACCTAAGTATCTGTAATCTTCTTTATCACCTGAAACAGGAACATTTATTGAGAAATCACATAAAGCAACGGATGGTTTGTTTCCTGGTATTTTAATACCATATGTTTTAGCAATATGATATAATGATTGTCTTTGTTGTGCAAAGTCCAACATAGTTTCTTGCCAAACTCTATCAATGTGAAATTGTAAGTTATCTGCAACAGCCGCATTCATATCCAATAAAACTGAAAATATGGATGCGTCATTTGTATTATTGATTAATTCTGGGTAGTATTGTTGGGTAAGTGTAACTAATTCACTTCTTAAACCAGCGAAATCTCTAACCGCGTATGATATTTTCTTAGCCATATTATATGTTTAAAATTACAAAATCAGATGTTGAGAAGGCCCCTGAATTAACCGTATAACTTATTTTAACGACAGCCGTGTAAGGTTTATTTGATTGATCTGAAACTCTAAATAATCTATTATCTTCCTCTTCTGAAATTGAAACCATACTATCGGTATCATCTTCTGCTGAAACAACTTCAATGTTTGTGATATCTAAATTTGGAATGTATTTTGAAACGGTGTCTCTTATTTCACCCTCGATCAAACCAAAAGTTACTAAGTCATTTTGATCAAAAATGAATTGATATAAACGTGTTCCAAAATCAGGTAAGAAATATCTACTACCTTTTTTGGTTAATAACAAATGAATTAAATCAGCTCTTATTTCTCGTTCAGGTGTGCCAGTCATTGCAAGGTATTTACCTTGGACACTATTTCTAAACGGAAAATCTATACCGTATGTTGTTGCCATATTACATAAATATAAACATTAGTAAAATGGTAATAAATAAAAAATCCAGCCGAAGCTGGATTTAATATAGTGTTCTGATATTCACCCCCTGTATTCTCAAAACCTGGGAGCCCAAGGTACGCCTTGTCGACAGTCATACTTTGAGGGAGTCTCCCATTATTTTTATGAACCGCAACCCTCACATTCAAATGGAGAATCTGCTGGTTTAACCATAGCAACTTCTGGCATTTCCTCGCTAATAATTGAATTACTGGTTGGTGTTGCTAATGTCGCTGTTGGTTGTGGTTCGTTTGGTTTAACTGATGAGGTATCAATTCCTAAGCCTTTAAGTGCATCTACCGCAGCTCTTGTTCTTAGGTAATACATACCGGTTTTTAACCCTAATTTCCAACCATATAAGTGTGCAGCTAAAAGTTTAGGTTTGGTTGCATTATCAATGAATAAATTCAATGATTGTGATTGGTCAATAAACACACTTCTATTTGCCGCCATTTGTAAAATTCTCTTTTGAGACATTTCCCAAACAGTCTTATAAACTTCTTTTAAATGTGTTGGTAATTCTGGAATATTTTGAACAGAACCATTTTCCATGATTAATTTGTTTTTTATTCCTTCGTTCCACATACCTAATTTTAATAAGTCGTTAATTAAGTGTTTGTTAATTACAATAAACTCACCACCTAATGTTCTACGTGAATATAGGTTTGTTGTAAATGGTTCAAACGCTTCGTTGTTACCCAATATCTGCGCAGTTGATGCTGTTGGCATTGGGGCGATTAGTAACGAGTTTCTAATACCAGTTTTTACAACTTCTTTCCTTAAAGATTTCCAATCCCAACGGCCTGATAAATCTGAATCAGTTTTACCCCACATTTCAAATTGGAAAACACCTTTTTCAATTGGAGAACCGGCGATCGATTCATATGCGCCTTGCTCTTTAGCTAAGTCTTTTGAAGATGTCATTGCAGCAAAATAAATTGTTTCAAAAATATCTGTTTGTAATGTATCAGCTTCATCTGATTCAAACGGTAACCCTAAAATACAAAATACGTCAGCCAATCCTTGAACACCTAAACCAATTGGTCTGTGTTTAAAATTTGAGTTTTTAGTTTCTTCTGTTGGATAGAAATTTAAGTCAATAACATTATTTAAATTTCTTACTACTTGATATGTTTTAGCATATAATAACTCGTGATTGAACACGCCATTTTCAACATATTTTGGTAAAGCAATAGATGCTAAATTACAAACTGCTTGTTCTGTTGGGGAGCTATATTCAATAATTTCTGTACATAAATTAGACGATTTAATTGTACCTAAATTCTTTTGATTTGATTTATAGTTTGCCGCATCTTTATATAACATATATGGAGTACCTGTCTCAATTTGTGCTGTTAAAATAGCGTCCATTAATTTTCTAGCCTTAATTGTTTTTCTGGCTAAACCTTGCTGCTCATATGATTCGTATAAACGAGTAAAAGCTTTATCTTGTGGTGTATCGTAAGCATCTGATAATCCCGGAGCTTCGTCTGGTGAGAATAATGACCAATCACCATCAGTTTCAACACGTTGCATGAATAAGTCAGGAGTCCACATAGCTAAGAATAAATCTCTTGCTCTCATTTCTTCCTTACCATGATTTTTACGAAGGTCAATGAATTCCATAACATCTGCGTGCCATGGTTCTAAATATATGGCAAAAGAACCTTTTCTTTTACCACCTTGATTGATCCAACGAGCAACTTCGTTATAAGTTTTCATCATTGGTAATAAACCGTCTGATAATCCACCAGTTCCTTTAATGTAAGAACCCTTAGCTCTAACATCATGAACATGTAATCCAATACCACCAGCCCATTTAGAAATGTTAGCAACATCTTTAATTGTATCAAACAATCCATTAATATCATCACCTTTGTTACCAATTAAGAAACAAGATGACATCTGTGCTCTGCGAGTGCCTGCATTAAATAATGTAGGTGTTGCATGTGTATATGCATGTTGTGATAAATCACTGTAAATCTGCGTAGCCATTTCAACGTCACCATTACAAATGCCGGCAGCAACTCTCATATACATGTATTGTGGTCTTTCAACAATACGATCCCCGATTTTCAAAAGATAAGAACGTTCTAAGGTTCTTATACCAAAATAATCAAAGTCTAGGTCGCGATCAATTACGATTGCGCTATCTAAAGCTTCTTTGTTTGCCATTACAAACTCATAAACTTTATCATCAATTAATGATGATTCTTTACCAGTTTTTGGTTCAACAAACGAATATAATTCTTTAACACATTGTGAAAACTTCTTATGTGTTGTTTTATGTAAATTTGAAACGGCAATTCTACCCGCTAATTTAGCATAGTCAGGATGGGTTGTCGTCATAGATGCCGCAGTCTCTGCCGCTAATACATCTAATTCAGTTGTTGAAATCCCATCGTAGATCCCTTGCGTTACTTTTAATGTAATATAGGTTGGATCAATATATTCTAAATTTAAATCATTACTTAATGCACTAATTCTTCTAGTGATTTTGTCATATCTCATTTCCTCTAAGGAACCGTCTCTTTTTTTTACTTTCATACTTTTCTTTAATTAAAAATCTACATCACCGAATGCCGAATCCAGATCTTCTGATTCTGCTGTATTATTTACCCCCGCTTTTTGATATTCAGCAACTCTTTTTTCAAAGAAATTTGTTTTACCTTGTAATGCAATGTTTTGCATGAAATCAAATGGATTTTCTGAATTATAAACCTTAGGGCAACTTAATGCCATTAATAATCTATCTGTAACAAATTCAAGGTATTGGGACATTAAATCTGAGTTCATTCCAATTAGTCTAACTGGTAACGCTTCTAAGATAAATTCTTTTTCAATCTCTAATGCTCCACAAATAATTTCCTTAATTCTTGACTGAGGTACTTTATTTTCTATATGGTTATTATACAAATGACAAGCAAAATCACAGTGCATACCTTCGTCACGAGAAATTAATTCGTTAGAAAATGTTAAACCTGGTAATAACCCTCTTTTTTTCAACCAAAATATTGAGCAAAATGAACCGGAAAAGAAGATACCTTCAACTGCGGCAAATGCAATTAAACGATCAATAAATGATTCTGAATTAATCCATTTAAGAGCCCATTCAGCTTTCTTTTTAATTGCTGGTATTGTTTCAATTGCATTAAATAAATGATTTTGTTCTTCTTTGTCTTTGATTAATGTATCAATTAACAAAGAGTATGTTTCACTGTGAATGTTCTCCATCATGATTTGAAAGCCATAAAAGAACTTAGCCTCAGTATATTGAACCTCATTTACAAAATTCATTGCTAAATTTTCATTCACTATTCCATCAGACGCAGCAAAGAATGCTAATACGTTTTTAACAAAGTGTTGTTCATCCACATTTAGCTTATTTTCCCAATCTGAAACGTCTTGTCCTAGATCAATTTCTTCCGCAGTCCAAAAAGATGCTTCGGATTGTTTATAGAACTTCCATAAGTCATGGTGTTCGATAGGAAAAAGGACAAACCTTCCTGGGTTGTCTTGTAATATTTTTTCAGTCATATTTTAATTTTAAGGGTTTGTTGTTACCGCCGTTTGTCTTTTTTCTTGAGCTTTCTTGAACACATCAGCGGCTCTGGTTGCTCTTTTTTGTACTTGTTCTTCCTCGTGACCAAGTAATGTATTTTGTGTGTCTGTATCGATAACAAGGAACTCATTGTTAAACGTACAGTTGGAGAATACAACACCATCTTTACCAATACGAGATTTGATTAAAGATAATGTAGCTAAATTGTGTTCTTTTTGTTCTAATGTTTTACCAATTGAAAGGATAACGTGAGCAATTTGAGCTTTTTTAATTGAACCCCCCATTTGATCTCCTGTTACAACTTCTGATGAAATTGAATCACGGTTACCTTGTGTTGCAGTCCAAATAGCCATTCCAAATTCACTTGTCATTGATTCTAAACTTCTCATGATTGAGCCTTCGCCTTTCCATTCTTCACCATTTGTGCTTCTTTCTGGGCTAATACAGTCAACGTAATCAATGATTAATAAGTCGATTTTATTACCTTCTGAATTAAACTTTCTGATTTTGTTTTTGATTTCAGAAACCGTAACATTATCACTAGCTAATTTTAATAATTTAATGCTACCTTTTGATCTTCCCTGCGCTTCTGTAACTCTTCTGATGACTTCCTCTTTTGCTTCTGGTTGAGCATCTGGTGCAATACCGGTCCAAATGGTGTAGTGCTTTCTTTTAATGTTACCTGGATTATCTTCAAAGAAAATTTGAACCACATTATATCCAAGGTTGTACGCCGTATTAGCAAACTTAGTAAGTAAAGTAGTTTTACCAGTACCTGTTGGTGCTAAAACAACACCTAATTCACCCATACCTAAACCGCCTTTAAGTAGATTGTCGATACCTACAATACCAGTAGCAATAGGAGTGCGATAATCGGCTTCTAAGGCCCCATCCATATCGTGGAATACTGATACCGCCTCGTCGTTAGATATACCAACCTGTAAGGCTTTTTGGATGATTTCTTCAATTTTGTGATACGATTCAAATTCTCCGTTCTCAATAATGTTGTTAACGTTCTTTAATTCTCTTTTTAAGTTTTGTTGCTTACAGAAATTAAGAGCCGTATCCTTTACGTATTCGGTATTTTGCTCGTTCTCTTTGATTGCCTCTAATGTATCGATATGCTTTCTAGCATTATCTTTGTTTGAGCCCTCAGCCATAATTTTTTGTGCTAAGGTATTGTAATCTGGAATTTTGTTATAATTTTTATATAATTCTTTCAAGTTTTCCATTATAAACTTAAACGATGCGTTCTCAAAGTACTTGCTTTCAAGTACGTCTATGATATTCTCACCGTATTTCTTGTCCTCAACAATTGCTTTAATTAGCGACTGTTGAAACGAAAACCCAAGATATCCAAAATTCCTTTCTTCCATATTCATGATAATTGTTTTTTTATTATAGTTCGTAGTGTAAATAAGTTGTTTCTAAATCTTCTGATGATAAAATGTCAGTTAAATCTGACAAAATCATTTTTAATTTTGGTCGAATATCTACCGTGTATCTAACCTTTGGGTGGTAGTAATATGCGGGGAATATTCTTTGAATAAATACGTCGTCATTTAACTTAATTTCCAATAAAAAGTGTTCTTTTTTATCTTCATTTAAATCTTCCACACTCTCCGAATTCAAGATAAAATTTTGATTCTCGCATAGATAATTGGAACTTTTTATTTTTAAATCTTCTGAAATTTCGTCACAAATATTTTTTAAATAATAGTGAAGATCCATCGAACGTCTCGCTTGTGGAACGTGATCTTTAACGTTGAAATATCTTTGGCATATTATGTTCCCTTCTAATGTTAAGATAAATTCAAATTTAGTAATGTCCTGTTGATTACTCATACTTTTTTTGTTTTTTTATTTTATTTATTTTTTTCTATTCTAGCTAATCTTAAAAATGGGTTTAAAAACTTTACCCAGGCGTCGTCAGATTTTGGTAATAGATTAAACAATCCATCATCCATCATCATTTTCATTGTATTTTTATAGCTACGACCTTCTGGGTCCAACTTTTCTTTAATCAACAAATCGATATTTTGCTTAGCCTCTTCTGTAAGATACGGTTCATCCAAACTTACGATACGATTGTTGACATCAAAGAACTCTTCCCCAAATACTCCGTGTTTTGTGACACCGGTAAGTAGATTAGCGACAAGCTTATTATGTTTATCTTGTTCAAAAATCGTATTACATTTGTCCTTAACTAGGTCAATTGTTAATTGTTGTGTTCTTAATTCTGGGAATAATGATAAGAATCTCTTAACACCCATTCCTTTGATTCCAGCAATGTTATCTGATGAATCGCCACATAGCATTTTAACCATCTTAACGTTTTCAATTAAGATTTCTTCGTGGTCGTAGACAATCGTATCTTTTTGTTTGTATAACTTTCCGTGTGACGGATTGTAGATTTGAGTGTTTTTGGAAACTAGTTGTGTTAGGTCTCCGTCAGAAGAATAAATTATTTTTTCTTCCTTAGGTGAGTTCTGAGTATAGTAAGCGATGCAATCATCGGTCTCACAATACTCATACTCTCCCTGCCTAACAAACAACTCTTCCAAATATTGTTTCACTCTTTGTCTTTGATGGTTGTAAGAATTTAATTCTTCTTCCGTTCTAAGACGACTTTTCCTATTTTCTTTATAATGAACGTAAATCTTTTTCCTAGTTTGAGAACCTTCAAGCCCATCCCAAAAAACAACAATTTTTTTTAGCTTATGAGCTTCAAATGTTCTTCTAAGAGTGTTTAGAAAATGATATATTCCACCAACATGTTGTCCTTTATAAAATGCATTTTTTACACCATAGAACCCTATTGTTAGAAGGTTATCACCATCTACTAATAAAACAGACATTAATTAAAAATTATAGGTCACTTTCCTCTGTTACAACTTGTGTATCTGCGATGTCTGTAACATTAACACCTAACTGCTTACCGATGTACTCACTATATTCTTTCTTATAGTCTTCGATTGAGCGTTTTTCTTCAGTATCGTCCTTTCCGTGCATAAAGCCTTGTGGAGTTACTAGAATACGTCCATCTTCGTAGCCACCACCGTTGATGTGGTTTTTGCTGATTGAGATTTTAGTTCTAGTTGCTATTCTGATTTTTCTCTTATCTTTTGTGATAGAGATTTTAGTGGTACCAGCACCTTTTTGGTTACCAAATAAGAAAACTAATGATGAGTTTAGCCAAATTGCTTCACCACCTTTAGCTTTAATTTTTGGTTGTCCGAATGGATTATCTGGTAATTCCACCCAAGGTTGATTTACAATAACTAAACTGTTAGTGTAAGACTTGTCTGTTCTTCTTGATCCTGATATACGTTGATTGATACCCATTCCAATTTTGTCAGCTAAAACTGACGCATTGTGTTGCTTACCACCTTTACCATCGTAAGTCATCTTACAAGGAACTGAACCAACTGAATCCCAAAGAAATAACATGTCATAAGGGATATCACCTTTTTCTTGTGCGTCCATCAATTCATTGATGTAGTCAGTAATTTGTTCGATATATTCGAAATCACTATTAAACAAGAAAAAGTCTTCTTCTCTATTGAAGCCCATTAATTCCGCATGATCCCAACTCCATTTTTGTTCTGTGATGATGAACACCGGAAGAATACCCTTCTTTTGTGCATCAACAGCAGTTATCAATAATGACGTTGTTTTACCCGAATCACTATGTCCAAATAACATATAGATGTGACCCATTGCTGTACCAGGAATAC